TGGCATTCCTGAATGGATAACATGGAGATTTGTTCGCTGGTTTCATAAACATAGTGGTAAGGTATTAACAACCACTGAGACAATGGTGAAAGATCTTAAAGCACATGGGTTTGGTGGAGAAGTTATTCCATGGACTCGTGGTGTTGATAGAGAAATATTTAATCCATCGCACAGAAACGACAATATCAATGGTAAATATTTGCTCTGTGTTTCTCGTGTTAGCAAAGAAAAGAATCTTGAAGAATTTTTTAAATTAGATTATCCTGGATACTACAAAGTTATGGTTGGTGATGGACCAATGCTTGAAACATACAAGAAACAGTATCCTGAGGTAATCTTTACTGGATTTAAGACTGGTGTTGATTTAGCCAAATGGTATGCAAATGCTGAAGTGTTTGTATTTCCTAGTCAATGGGAAACATTTGGTATTGTAATGATCGAAGCGATGGCTTGTGGTACTCCAGTTGCAGCATTCCCATGCGATGGACCATTAGATGTTATTGATCAAGCAGAAACTGGATTCATGAATGACAATCTTAGCGATGCAATTGATGGTTGTTTACAGTTAAATAGGGATAGAGTGTTAAGGGGTAGCCAGCGATGGAGTTGGGAAAATGCTTGGAAAATCTTCAAAAATAACCTAACTTAGGGATAACCCCACGATCTGTAGGGTTATTAACCCCCCTAAACCCCTGTAGATACAGGGGTTTTTTATTGCCAAAAAGTGCTTGTCTTTAATTGCATATTGCTGTATAATAGTTGTATGAAAATTGAAAAGGAACTGAAAATGAAGCAATTAAATGCCTACATCGCTAAGAAAAACCAATGGAATGCTATCTTCAAAAGCACTCGATATTGTTTAGACACTCATGCTGATCGTCAGCGTGTTGCAGATTGTATTGACTCTGATTTGAGTCCTGAGAATTTGACTTGCGATGGTGAACTTCCACGAAGTGTGGTTAACGCAAAATACAAAGAGTTGGTCTATGCTGCAAGTCAACTCAAGAAGTTGGATCCAGCAGTAAAATTTTATGAATTTGAGTAAGGATAGATTATGAAATATCGTGTAATTGTGAATGGTGTATCTTTCTATACGACAGGTGCAGCTATCAAGCGTGGTGTTGGTGATTCAGTTGGTGTGAATACAGTTGTTCGTCAGTTGTTTGAAAATATGTTTAATGCAATCGGTATTGCATCAACGATGACAGTGTATGACCACAAGATGAATCGTGTTTCTTATGATGTTCAAATTTCAAAGGTATAATTATGAGTAAAATGGCAGAATTAGCAATGGAAATTGATGACTTAATTGAACAAGGTATGTCTGCTAAGTTTATCGCAATTAAACTTAACATTCCAATTCAAATGGTACAAGACGCATTTGAACAGCGTGAGAATTTAGAAATTGAAAAACAGTACGAGTTCTTGTCTTATGCAGATGAAATGGCAAACGATGATGCTCAATATTATGGAGAAGCATAATGAATATGATTATTGAAGAAAAGAATACAGTTGAGTATAAAGGCGAGATATTTGATCGCACTCATGGTAGTCCTTTTGATCGTGGTGCTGCTGATAGTTACTATCATCGTCCACCAAATCCTCATTGGTATCCAGAAGGCACTTACAATGGTGATCGTGTAGAAGCAAAAGATATGCATGGGATTCAATTGCGTGCATATGCTATGGGTTATGAATTCAACGAACGATTCGGTGATAAAAAGAATTGGGATTAAAAACCCCATCGGTCTTACTGGAGGGATATCCGTGGCAGACCTTAAACAGCCAAAACAGCAGTCTATTTTTGCTGGTTACAGACTATAAAGAAAAACCAGCACTAATTTTTGAAAGGTGATTATGAATAAATTTGCAGTGAATAGAATGAAAACAGCACGACAGGAAGAAATCATGCTTATCTGTCAAGAAGAGTGTGCTGAAGTTGCGCAAGCAATAAGTAAGGTGTTCCGATTCGGAGTTGATGGTGAGCACTTGGGTGCTACGAATCGTGAACGACTCGAAGAAGAAATTGGTGATTTGCTTTGCATGATCGAGATGCTGACTGAAGAAGAAATCATCGATGCCAGTGCAGTTGCAAGAGCAGCACAAGCCAAGCGAGCAAAGTTAGCCAAGTGGTCGAACATTAAGGAAGTTGCATGATTCAGATTAATAACCTAACCGAGTATCAAGTTGAGATGTTAGACCATATGTGGTCTTTGGACTCAGTGGAAGAATACGAGGAATGGTATAATCTATTAGATGACGAAGACCAGCAACTTGCAGATAGTCTGCAACAAATGATTATTCTCGCAGAGATGGATAATCTGATGGACGACTGCAAAGATGCGAAAGAACTATTAAAGAAATTTGCCTTGTAAGAGAAAGACATGTATAATAAACGAATGAAACCTAGAAATCCTATTGCAAAGGATGTTCGTACTCCCAAATACCGCATGCGTGTAGTTGAGAGTAAGGTTCAGTACATTCGTCAACCTAAGCACAAGAAGGACATATATGAGTCTTAATTACGAAGCAGAATTTTATCGTGCAGGTCTACTAAAGACTGTAAAGATAAAAGAGCACAAGTACGATCTGGTAGAATTTACAATCACCAGTAAACTTACCGATGAAGAAACAGGTAAAGTTATCCTTGATAGTGGACATACAGCCTTCTTCAGCAACAAAGAGTTCAAGGAATTCTTTGGTCCAATTTTTAATGAGATGAAAGTGAGATTAGATAATGCAGACAGTATTCAGCAATGAAAAAGAGTTTGAAGATTTTAAAAACTGGACTTTAGGACTATTACACGATGAAAATCTCAAGTCAGGTGTGTGTGTTACTTTTACCAAGAAAGATGGAAGTGAACGCAAAATGCAGTGTACCCTCATCGAAAGCAAAATCCCAACAGACAAGCGTCCAAAGGGTACAAGCGAAAGTGAGAATACCAGCATTGTTGGATCCGCAGTTCGTGTCTTCGATACAGAAGTCGGAGAGTGGAGAAGTTTCCGTTGGGACTCAGTAACTAAAGTGGAGTTTGATTTATGAAAATTTTAATTTTATTGGCAATCGTTATTGCAGTGGCAATTATTATGCCAATTGCAACAATCTGGTCACTCAATGCATTATTCCCTGCATTGGCAATCCCATTGACATTTGATACATGGATGGCTACATTGATTCTAAGTGGAATCGTTAGTGGCAGTTCTGGATTTACATATAGAGGTAACAAATGAACTACGCATTGACACCCGAACAGAAGAAAGATTTACAAGGGGCTATTCAAGAGATTAGCAACTCAATGATTCGTACTGAAGCAGAACGAGATCTCATTCGAGAAATAGTTAAGGAACAATCTGATACATTGCAAATTCCTAAGAAAGTTATTTCAAAGATTGCAAAGACGTATCATAAACAGAATCTCGCACAGGAAGTTGCAGACCATGAGGACTTCGTGGAACTATACGAGAAAATCACTGCAAAATAGTGCTTGACATTAATTGCGAATTGCGGTATAATAGATATTATATTATGGAGGTTACAAACCTATGGCTGTGAATACTGCAAAACGACGTGCAAAGAATAATGCTATTCTGTTGTCACAAAAGAAGTTCGAACCAACAATCGACCAGATTGATTTTACAATCAGTCTGAGTCGTGCGTTGGGTTACTACTCAGTGCACACTGGGTCAAAAGAACAGAAAATGTTTACGATTGAGTTCTTCTCAAAGAAAGAACCCAAGATCGCTAAACAACTCAAGAAACTCCCCGATTTTCATTTCCAAACATTTGGATCACTATGTCGTCTCATGACTAATGAACAGACAGACTTAAAACAATTGTCTTCATACAGCCCATTCTTTACGAACAAGTTGAAACAATTGCTGGCTGATGCAACCAAATATGTCGAAGAAGTTGAGATTGTCAAAGCACCAACTAATGTGATCTCCATTCAAGAACGAATGGAAGACAAAGCCAGAGAACATGCTGGTGAGTTCGAGGGTGCGATTGATGAGTGGATCATTACACGTGGTAAGAGTAATTTCTCTGCCAAGAACTATCTGCTTGCCAATGAAGTTGGTGCACCCATCGCTAAACGAATCGGTGAATTGTTTGTAGGCACTGCACAAGAATTGCGTGAAGCACTTGATGGTGATGATGAACAACTCACAGAGGGTTACTCATACCTAACACGTAGAGAACTAAAGAAGTTTGTCGAGTTCGTAGAGACTATCATTGCAGACTGCCAACAACAAGTGCAGACTGCTAAAGCGAATCGTGCACCACGTAAACGCAAACCACAACCACCAAGTAAAGTGGTTGCCAAGATGAAGTACATGAAAGACTTTGCAGAGTTTAATCTCAAGTCAATCAAGCCAGAGACGATTGTTGGATCGTCTGAGGTATGGGTATACAATACCAAATATCGTAAGGTAACTGTTTACAAAGCCATCAACGATGTGCTGACAGTTAAGGGTACTACAATTATCGGATTCGATGTGAAAGAATCCAAGACGCTGATGTTGCGCAAACCAGATGTATTCTTTAAGGGACTAACACTTGGTAAGCGACCATTGAATAACGCAATGAAGACATTGACCACGAAGCCAACTGTGCCAAATGGTCGTGTCAATGAAGAATGTATTTTGCTGGGAGCATTTTAATATGATATTAGTTGATTATAGTCAGGTGGCACTTGCAGCCATCCTTACCTTCCAGCGTGAGTTGAAAGGAACTGAATCAGAAGTTAAGAATCTGATTCGTCACGTAACTTTGTCTACACTCAAATCATACAAGAAAAAGTATGGTAAAGAATATGGAGAGATGGTAATCTGTTGCGATGGTCGTAAATACTGGCGCAAGGAATTCTTCGAATATTACAAGGGTATGCGTAAAAGCAATCGTGAAAAGTCAGATCTCGATTGGAAGTTAATCTTTGATACACTATCAGAAATGCGCACTGATCTTGCCACATACTTTCCATATCGTGTTATTCACGTGGATCGTGCAGAAGCAGACGATATCATTGCTGTATTGACAGAGTGGGCGCAAGATAATCAGATGGTTCAACAAGGATTAGTTGAAGAACCACAAAAGATTCTTATCCTTTCTTCTGATAAAGACTTTAAACAACTACAATTGTATCCTAATGTGAAACAATGGTCTCCGATGCAGAAGAAATATATTACTGCTTCTCATAAAGAAATTATTGAACATAAGATTGAACATATCGTTAAGGGTGATACTGGTGATGGAGTTCCAAACATCCTAAGCAAAGACGATGTATTCATGAAAGGCGAGAGACAGAAACCAATGAGTGCCAAACGACTTCAAGAATTTTTCGAGAATGGATTCATTGCTTGTAAGAATGATGAGGAACGACGCAACTGGCAACGCAATGCGACTTTGGTCGACTTCCAATTTATTCCAGATGGAGTCAAGTCAGATGTTATCGGCACATACCTAAATATTATTCCGAACACTGATAAGATGAAAATCATGAACTATCTTATGGAAAATCGTTGCCGATTATTGCTTGACGAAATAGAGGACTTTTAAATGAAACAATACATAACAGAAATGCTCAAGGAGATCAATGACGATCCCAAGACAATTGAGAAACACAAAAATGAATTCTTGTTGAAGGTTTTATTTGCCCACGCATTTTTACCTACTCACAAGATGTTATTACCTGAAGGTGAACCACCATTCAAACCTGCTGATCAACCAATTGGAATGACTGATACAAATTTGTTCACTGAATGTAAGAAGATGTATGTATTCATGCGTGCAGATCTTAAACCACTTAAACGAGAAGCATTGTTTATTGGCTTACTGGAAGGAATTCATCCTACAGAAGCTGCAATTCTTATCGCTGTTAAAGATCAAAAGTTACATAAAATGTATCCAAAGATTACACATAAACTAGTGAGTGATGCAGGAATTATTCCACCACCTGTTAAAAAAGAGAAATCCAATGAAAATAGTAAAAGTTAAAAACACTGATACCAATTTAGAACTACCAGCAGAGGTTAGAGTTTATACACCCAATCAAGTTGTAGTTCTAATTAAAGAGTTTGAAACAGCAAAACTGTTTAGACAAGAGATGACATCAGAAGATGGTGTTAATTGGACTACAGATGATGGTGTATATACTTGCGAAATTGCAAAGGATATGTTTGAATACGATAAAGGAACTATTTTAGTAAGAGTTCCAAAGACGAAAGTTGTTGACTTGTAATAACTTCTGTAGTATAATTATATTATGAACGATTCAGTGAAAACAGTAGTAGATCATTTTGCAAAAAGAGTATTCGATATTCAATTTGCAGACATCCATGTCAATGCTAAAAAGAAAGCAGTTGATATCGATTGTAGGATCGTATCAGATTTTATTTCTTGCGAGAATGAGTTTTGCTCTCATGCCACTCCACATATACTTAGAAACTGTAAATGGTGGAGCGAGGGAGCAATCAAGAAGTTTGAATCACTTCAAGGTACTAAACGACAACGAAGAGAGTCATACGAAGATGGTAAACGAATGTTTAACATCGAACATCAATACCCACTCGGTATTATAAAAGACAAGGTAGTTAAAAAAACATTTAAGTCAGTGGAACAAGTTAAAGATTATTTTATTAGGTATAATAAAGTAGTCATTGTTACTGCTGAGGAAAATGCTAAGTTAAACGCAACCCACAAGACTGCAGCTACAATCCAAGAAGCACGTACCAGATACCAGCAGAATGGAATAGTTGTTCGTAGATTTGATATGAATGATATAAAATAGGAGATATATTATGCCAAATTGGTGTTATAACAGTGCAACATTGCACCACGATAATAAAGAAGTGATTGATGGTTTTGAAACAGAACTTCAAAAAGAGAAGGCTGAACCATTTAACTATTTGCGACCAAACCCTGCAGGTGAGTGGGATTATGCTTGGTCATGCGAGAACTGGGGATGTAAGTGGGATGTTTCCATCATGGATTGGGAACGAGAAGATGACAATACAATAGTCTTACACTTTGATTCACCATGGTCTCCTCCAGTCATTATGTATGAATTCTTAGAGACAGAGGGTTGGACTGTTCGTGCAATGTATCACGAACCTGGAATGGGATTTGCTGGTCGTTTCGAAGATGGCTTTGACGAATACTATGAGATGGATTGGACAGATCGTAATTCAATTGAGAATCTACCTGAAGACATTCTTGACTTCACCAATGCTCTTGATGATTTGGAACGCTATGAAGAAGAACAGTTCGAAGAAGAACTAACTGATTTAGAACGCACTGATTGGTTTGATGCCAGTGTCAATCCTGCATATATTGGTCGATACGAAGTAACTACTGTTGCATGGGATTTTCCTCAGTATTGTACTTGGGATGGTAAGTCATGGGCTCGCTGGGAAGGTGACGAATTAGAAGTCACTAAATGGAGAGGACTTGCAGAAGAATATTGGGATGCAGTCGCTGCATTAGATAAGATTATCGAGGACTCGAGAGTATAAAGTGAAGAAGTTTGCTATATTATGGTTGTTGATTTGTGCCAATGCTTACGCAGATGTTTCATTTGGAACTGGCGAATCAGAAGACTGTAACATAGCAAAAGCACTTGCTGTCAATGATGCTATTGAACGCTACGCTGAGAAAGAGTTTGAAGTAAAGAAACAACATATTTGCAGAGAACGAAACGCAGAAGGCATTGAATGCGAATATGTTAAGAAGACTGAGATTGAATCTGCTGGTACTTTAAAGAAAGTATTAAGCGAGAAGGTAAAACAGAAGAAAGATATTTGTGTTGTTGAGGTTAAGATTGAACTTGACCCGAGCAGACCACTGGCAGGAGACATTGAGAATGCCAGTAACTTTGCATATAATGGACAGAAATATCCATTTGATGTAATAACTAGAGAGCCAATGTATGTTTACTTGTTTAGTGTATACGATGACAAGATGCATATGATGTATCCCTATGATGGAATTAAGAGTAATCTCTTACATGGTAAGTTGACTTTACCGAATGGTATCTGGTGGCAAGCAGACATAATGTCCAATGCTATCGAAAGTAAAGATACACTGATGGCAGTCTTCACCAAAGTTAAGATTACTTTTGGTAGTAGTATGACGAGGGATGAGATCTATCGTCAGATTGCGTCAGTGCCTATTAATGCTAGGCGAGTGGTTTACCACAATTTTGTTATTAAACGGAGAACTTGAAATGAAATATATTATGACTTGTGTAGTGGCATCTATGGTAGCCTTATCTGGATGTTCAACTTTTAAGGGAGATCCCAACAAAACAGTTGAGATCCCTGCCAATAAACTCGATAATATTCCTCAATGGTATCTTGCAAAAGATCCAGATGACACGAAGTTTATCGTAGTTACTGCGACTGATGTATCGAAAGATATGCAGTTTGCCATCGACAAAGCAACATTGAATGCTAAGATTCAACTTGCCGCACGATTGAAAACAGATGTTGATTCTGTTACTCGTGAGTCTACACTTGAGACTGCTGGATCTGGTTCTGCTGTTGAACGAGAGATTGATCGTGTATCCAAGGTTCGTGTGAAGCAAGCCATTGGTATGTTCAAACGAGAGAACATTGCTGTATTCAAAGAGGGTGATGTATATCGTGCATACGTGCAGTTTAAGATTGCAACAGAAGATGCGCAACGATTGACTATGCCAGCAGGTAAGAACAAGAATCGTGAAGACAAATTCAAAGAGTTGGAAGATGAACCAAAGGTATCTGCAGTTCAACCAAATACATTCCAACTCCTACCTGTAGAGAACGAAGAATACAAGAAGCGTCGTGAAGAAGCGATGAAGAAACCTGGAGCAGTAATTGGTCAGGCAGTTGTTCGATGAAACAGAAGTGGGTAGAAGCATTCATGGATACAGCCGAGCGTTTTGCTCAGCTGTCCAGTGCAGTTAGATTGCAGGTCGGTGCGGTTGTCGTAAAAGATAATCGTATCATCTCAATTGGATATAATGGAATGCCATCTGGGTGGACAAACGAATGTGAGAACATCGTGCAGCATTCAGATGACACGATAACAACAGTAACAAAAGATGAGGTAATACATGCTGAAGCAAATGCAATACTCAAATTGGCTCGTGATGGTGAATCAGGCAATGGCTCCAGTTTATTCTGTACTCATGCTCCTTGCATTCATTGCGCTAAGTTAATACATGGTGCAGGAATAGAACATGTTTACTTTCGGGAATCATATCGAGATGAACTTGGTATTGATTTTTTAGAGAAATGTAAAATAAGAGTTGAAAAAGTTGACTTTAATTCAATAATGAACTAAGATAGTGACTAAATAGATTACTGTCTGAAAAACCTTACAAGTTGTAGGGTTATCCAGATAGTGCTTGACAAATAACCAAAGGTGTAGTAGAATTCAATCATGAACTTAAGAAATATATCCTCGCAGAAACATCTCCCGCTATTAAGTGGCTGGACATGCTCACGCACATCATTTGGATATAATGCGATTGAGGATTCTGGGGGTTTGGCAAGTACATAACTGACACACGCAGTTTACTTACCAAACCCTCTGAGATGAAAATCCAGAGGGTTTTTTGTTTTATAGCCATCGTGCTAAAATGTTCTTTTACAATTCAGGATTCTGTTGGGGGTTGGTGTAGTGGTAGCACACTTGACTTTGACTCAAGTAGTACAAGTTCGATTCTTGTACCCCCTGCCAAACAGAAACACATTGATCATCTAATTGGTCAGGATGGTGTTCATAAGGCACTAAATGTAGGTTCGACTCCTACTCAGTGTGTTTTTGTTTGGTAAAAATATGGGAGTGAAACTTTAAGGTGAAGTAACTGGCTTTTAACCAGTAAAATTCGGATCGTTCCCGAACACTCCTACCAATTATGGTGTTTATAGTGTAGTGGTCTGCACATCTCGCTGTGACCGAGATAGTATGAGTTCGATCCTCATTAAACACCCCATGCTGCTTTAGCTGATGTGGTCATAGCGGTGGTTTGAAGAACCATTGAAAGTAGTTCGATTCTACTAGGCAGCACCAAAAAATTAGTCCCGATTAGCTCAGAGGTAGAGCAATCGCTTGATAAGCGATAGGCGAGTGGATCGTTACCACTATCGGGAACCAAGTTATGGAGAGTTGGTCGAGTCTGGTTTATGGCAACAGTCTTGAAAACTGTCGAACAGAAATGTTCCGTGAGTTCGAATCTCACACTCTCCGCCAATATGCCTCGTTATTTCAGTGGTAGAATGTCTCTTTTACACGGAGAAGGTCGGCAGTTCGAATCTGTCACGAGGTACCAATACCCGATTGGTGAAATGAATATCACGCTGTGCTACGAACGCAGAAGTGGAGGTTTGATTCCTTCATTGGGTGCCAAAGTTTGGAAGATGGGCAGGACGGTAATGCAGCAGATTGCTAATCTGTCATCGTAGTGATACGGTGAGTGAGTTCGACTCTCACATCTTCCGCCAAATGTTGGGCTGATAGCTTAATGGTAAAGCAATCGACTCATAATCGATTGAGTCTGAGTTCAATTCTCAGTCAGCCCACCAATGCCTCGATGGACAAATTGGAAAAGTCGTCTCTCTCAAAAGGAGAAATTCTGTGAGTTCGAATCTCACTCGAGGTACCAACTGTTGACTTGCAAGATTGTTTGATGTATAATAGAGTAACTGCGAGTATGATGAAATTGGTAAACATAGAAGACTTAAAATCTTCCGCTTCGGCTTCCCAGTTCGAGTCTGGGTACTCGCACCAATACGGCTATAGTATAATGGAGAATACAGTAGGCTTCTACCCTACGAATGTGGGTTCGATTCCTGCTAGCCGTGCCAGAATTATGTGAGTGGAGCCAGTTGGACAGGCACTGGATTGCAAACCCATGGAAGTAGGTTCGATTCCTATCACTCACTCCAGATAGTTGTTGACTTGCAAGATTATTTGAGGTATAATAGTTGTTCTTCGAAAGTCCACTCTAAGTCTGCGGTAAATACGTAGCATGTGGCAGGGATGGCTTGATTGTTGCAACTCGCCTACAATCTCCCATGCAAGCAAGTTTGGTAGTTCTTGTAAAAAACTACCACTGTGCTCGATTCGTCTATCGGTTAGGACACTGCCCTTTCACGGCAGGAAGGAGGGGTTCGATTCCCCCATCGAGTACCAGATTTAATTACATTGGTTATCAACCCAGTAGGTGACTTATGCAGAGATATATTCCTAGTGACGGCTAGGCTCTGGTAAGTTACACGAAAGATGGAAACGAAGTCGAAAGATGGATACGGTGGTCACGCTGGAACAAGTTGGGCACGTAATGTGGTTGACAGACAAGTCCATGGACGGCATGGTAGGGCAGGTTCAAAACTGTTTATTCTGTCAAACACCCAGTGTAATTAAATGTGGTATTAGTTTAGTGTTATCAAGGTATCGTCATAGGACGCTATGACTACTCGACAGTTAGGGTGCGACTGAAACTGTCTGATATAACTGCCACTCGCTTGTCAGTGTTAGCTACATTGTTGACAAATCGGCACGATAACACTAAACTAATATCATTGGAGCAATTGATGCTATGGCGTGTGCATCCTCAGACTGTAAATCTGATCCCTCTGGGTAAACAATCTTGGTTCGACTCCAAGTTGCTCCACCAGTTTTTAGGCTCGTTAGTATAATGGTCATTACAGCGGATTGTCTATCCGCTTATGGGAGTTCGATTCTCCCACGAGTCGCCAAGTTTGCGGAGTATGGAAGTGGTCTATCCGTCTGGTCTCATAAGCCATGAAATCGTTGGTTCGAATCCAACCTCCGCTACCAAGCCATGCAGCGTCACAACTGCTACTCTGACCCAGAGGAAATGAAACTGAGTTGTCCTCAGTAGGGTGGTTCTTTTCTATTAAATTAGAAGGCATCGAAACTGTTATAGAAGACAGATAAGATGGGGTCGACCAAACCAGCGTTAGCAACACGAGAGTTCTGTCCGTGGCGAGTGGGTGGAGGGCATGCTTGATGGAGAAACTGGTGCGATGTACACAAACCAGAAATAAACTGATGTGCTATAATTACCACGACGGATAGAAAGCATTTTGCCCCGATGACGGAATTGGTATACGTGTTGGTCTTAGAAGCCAAATTTTGCGAGTTCGAGTCTCGCTTGGGGCACCAAATTTCGGTGATGTAGCACAACGGTAGTGCAACTCCTTCATACGGAGTAGGTTAGTGGCTCGATTCCACTCATCACCACCAAATATAGCGGAATATAGCGCAGTCTGGTAGCGCATCTGGTTTGGGACCAGAGGGTCGTAGGTTCGAATCCTACTATTCCGACCAAGATAAGTAGAAGTATGAAGCACATGGCATTATATTTGCACCATCCCGAATGTTCGAAGGACTGTGCGTATGCCATGGTTAATGCTCTTTCTTCAGATTACCAAATACGGATATTTGAAGAAAGCGAGTTAGACGATGATAGTTTCTTTGACAATATTGACATTATTGCTTTTCCTGGTGGTATTGGCGATAGCGACAGTTATCCTAATTTCTTCACTAGAACAAGAGCGAATCGAATCGCCAGATTCTTGGATGGTGGTGGTCACTATCTTGGCATCTGCATGGGTGCTTATTGGGCTGGAAGTCGTTATTTCGATATACTTACTGATGTTGGTCCAGTTCAGTACATAAAGAGACCGAATGCCACTGTTCGCAGAAGTTATGGAACAGTTGCTGATGTAGAGTGGAATGGTACAAAAGAGCAGATGTATTTTTATGATGGTTGTGCGCTGATTGGAGACGAGACAAAGTTTAAAACAATCGCACGATATGCCAATGGTGATCCAATGGCAATCATACAAGGAAGAATAGGATTAATAGGTTGCCACCCAGAAGCACCACTGTATTGGTATGAGAAACCATGGCAATACATAAACAAACACTGGAACGATGGAAGACATCACACACTGTTGTTAGATTTTGTAAATAAATTATGCCCTATTAGTTAAATGGTAGAACACCTGTTTTGTAATCAGGTAATGGCAGTTCGATTCTGTCATGGGGCACCAAACAATAATGGAGAATGTCGTGTCATCAAGAGAAACAATAGAGAAAGCATATGGAAGCATTCCCAAAGAAGTAGGAATGTATCATGATTGGGGTATCCCAACATGGAGAGGTTTTAAGTATTACTGGTATAAAATTACCAGAAAAGTAACAAGATAAGTTTATTCCGCAGTAGCTCAGTTGGTAGAGTAGATGACTGTTAATCATTTGGTCGATGGTTCGAGCCCATCCTGTGGAGCCAAGTATCGGGGGATTAGTATAATGGGATTACGGCAGCTTTGCAAGCTGTTTATGGGAGTTCGATCCTCCCATCCTCCACCAAGAATCGCTCTCACATATGGCGTATAATAAGATAAGTAATATGTGACCTTGCTCTGTTAGTTAAATGGTATAACAGTTGATTAGTAATCATCAATTGGGAGTTCGATTCTCTCACGGAGCACCAATATCTCTCTAGTGTAATGGCAGCACGAAAATCTCCAAAATTTTTAGTCGGGGTTCAAGTCCCTGGAGGGATGCCAATGCGGGATTAGTTTAATGGTAAAACTACAGATTTCCAATCTGTTGTTATCAGTTCGATTCTGATATTCCGCTCCATTTAAGATAGAGGTAGTTATGCGTAAAGATATCAACATCGATGAAGTGAAACAATTCATCGAGGCACAGAGTCCTGAATCTAAGATTTATATCGGTGGCGACTCTGAACGATTTAATATCGGTGATGATTTCTACGCTGATTATATCTTAGTGATTGTTGTTCATATCAATGGTAATAATGGTTGTAAAATCTTCGGTGAAGTATCTCGTGAAAGAGACTATGACCAGAAGAAAAGCAAACCACGTATGCGATTGATGAATGAAGTATATAAAATTGCAGAGTTGTATCTAAAGTTGCATGAAGTTCTGGAAGACAGAGATGTGGAAGTTCACCTTGACATTAATCCAGACGAAATGCATGGATCATCTTGCGTAATCAACGAAGCAGTTGGTTACATTAAGGGTATGTGCAATATTGTACCATTTGTAAAACCAAATGCATTTGCAGCATCATACGCTGCAGACAGATACAAGTCTTACATGCGTGCAGCATAATTTGACATGCAGGGAATATTATTGTATAATAAGTAGTAAGAGTGCGGGATTAATTCAGTGGTAGAATGTTTCGTTGCCAACGAAAATGTCATCGGTTCAAATCCGATATCCCGCTCCAACAACATGGAGATATTATGACAGAAGAAACTACACCAGTACCACTAACCTTTAAAGAGCAGTGGGAACAAAAGAAACTACTGAAGCGAGCCAAGAAAAAAGCAAAGCATAATTTGCAAAGCCAAGGATTGGGTCGCAAAGAAGCAAGTAAAGCAGTCAACAAAGCAGTCAATCGAATCGCTTCCAATAAGCCCATGCAACGTGCTGCTGGACGTGGCGGATAAAATACAATCCCACATAGTGGGATTTTTCACATTAGGAATTTATTATGTTTGAATGTATCATAGCAGGAGATTCAATTGGAGTAGGAATTGCCAATGTACGTAAAGAGTGCGTGGCATATGTACAAGGTGGAATTAACTCGCACCAGTGGTTGAATAAAAATATTCAAAACACACCACTAATTGCTAATCATGTAATCATCTCACTTGGTTCAAACGACCACAAATACGTTAAGACTGAGGAAGAACTCAGAGTCATTCGTAAACTAACCAAAGCCGACAGAGTGTATTGGATTATGCCAAGCGATAAGTTTCCAGCAGCACAATCAGCAGTGTGGCATGTGGCAAACGAGAATAACGATATGATTCTTGGAACGAAACGAATGCAAACCGATGGTGTCCACCCATCGTGGGCAGGATATAAAGAACTAGCGGAGAAGGCAAGATGAACATTAAAGACTATCAGATGGAGCCAAAGAAGCCACTATCATTCGAGGAGTGGAAGGGTAATATTGCTCCACAATATCAAGGAGAGAAACTCAAGGCATATGATAGACTGCATAATGTAGACTACGAGAAAGAATTCAATGCCATGCTTAAATCAGAGTATGCAGAATACCTATCAAATCTAAATGGAGACTGGTTGCTAAAATGATACTGGTAGCCACATGGATCACTGTTGGATTCTTTTCAGCCATCGGATGGTATGGAGCGAATCATCTCGTCATTGAACCATACCTGCCACCACCGAGACAGATAGAGAAAAAGAAAGATGATTGAAATAATTATAGCACTGGCAATAGGAATTGCACTGGGTTTCGCATTAAACAATAAGAAACCACCAGAGCAGGAACAACCACCAGACTATGCCTATTACAAAAACCTATCCGAATCACTAATGCAAGATGTGAGACGACTAAGAGAAGAACTAAGGAAGAAAGATGACAACCTTCACTAGCGAGGACAGAGAAAACTCTGAGCCAATACTGAATAGCTGTAGGGATACAGGAATGTCCACGTATACCTATTTCTGGACTGTCAATAAGAAAGTCATTAGTCCATACTTTAATACTGACTCCGAAGCCAATAGCTGGATGGAGATCGAGAAATACAAGATTGAAGCACAATCGCTTTGGTCTGATTCATGCACAACCCAAAGGAAACTATGAAAACTGTACAACAAATGGAAACTGAAGCCATCCTATCAATGATGGAATCGATGAAGACTCTGGAACAACAACTAGCCGATGCCAAGAAAAGAATCGATGATCTAGAAAAGATAATCTCCAATCAGAGAGCAATGATAAAGGAACTGCAATGAAGGTAAATAAACTAATTCGTAAGATGTATAAAGCAATCATACTATCCAAGAAGAAACAAGAGAAGAAACTATACCTAAAGATCCTCAAGAAATCCCTAAAACATAAGCATACGGAAGCCGTGCAGTGACACAAGAAGTAATCCTACATAAAGACGACCTCAATGCAATCATCGAGTTCGCCTCAAAGTACCCCGAATCCGACTATATTACAGTCTCCTGCGATTCTTCCTCGGGGATCGGAATTTTAGTCTCAGCATCACTACGAGCAATAATCAACGAAGATGCAGTAATCATAACAAAGCAAATCGTGGACGAATCATCATGGTAGAAAACGAAGATAAACTATGCACTCTGGAAGAAGCTGAAGAATTCGATAAGAAACGAAACTACAGCTATACCGTGCCTTGGAATGGAGTTGCTCCATCAGTAAATGCTCAGTGGAAAGTAGAGATAAAAGATCCATGGGATGAATGGAAAGCCAATAAGGATATCGTGTGAATATGGTAGACGATAGTTCTGTCTGGTCCACTATTGATGGTGTAGATCTGTGGATATACGATAAACTAATACTTGCAAAACGATTAGGCTATGATTGTGGACCAGCTGGAATAGCACCAACAAAGACTAACGAGTACATTGTAAGACCAATCTCTAACTATCGTATGATGGGTCGTGGTAGTAGTATACTGACAATTCCTGCCAATGCCGATATTATTCCAGATGGTTACTTTTGGTGTGAGGTATTTAACGGTAGACACATAACAATAGACTATAATTACGGAGTACAAACTCTTGCTGTGGAAGGATTTAAAGACAGTACCAGAACAGATCGATTTAGCTCTTGGAAGCGAATCGAATATTCTTACGAACTACCACCATTATTACAACCCATAGCCCTAAAGTACGAGTGGCTTAATATAGAGATAATTGACGATAAAATCATTGAAGTACACCTAAGATACAACGATGACTTTGCTAATCATACATCACAAGAGATAATACCCATATGGCGAGAGAACTACTATCATAGTCCATGTGGAGATAGAATAGGATTTTTACTAAAATGAACCAAGAAGAATACATTAAGTTTCTGGAAGAGAGACTAAAGCACTCCGATGAACAACTAACGAAAGCCATGGAGATGCTGGCTAAACTAATGAGTAAGATGAAGGATGCTATTTAGTCGTGTGTGGTGGACGTATATTCGGAAAATACAGGGTTTGCATGAATACAAAGGCGAGTGATGGCATACAAAGAAAAAGTTTGTCCTAAGTGTAACAGCAAGCACAACAAGCGTGGTGAGTTCTGCTCTCGTAGCTGTGGCAACTCTCGTCCACTAACAAAGGAACAGAAGCAGAAGATTGGTGCTGCTAAGTCTGCATGGCTCACTGGTGGTAGTGAAGAAGCGGAAGTGGCTGTGCATA